AAAAGCGTGGCAGGGGTGTGCAGCCCCTGTTCATTAGGAAAAAGATAAGAAAATATCTTTGGCCCTCCTTTGAAGGCCTCAAGTTTTTTTCCTTTCTTTTTCTTTATGGTCCCCACTATAAAGGGGTTCCCTTTTCCTTATTTTGGGAAGGGGGGATTTAGGGGGGATGGGTTCTTGGTTCTTTCGTTTTTTGTTTGACAGTACTTGGGGATGTCTTTTAATCCCTTAGCTTTCGACTTTTCAACAATGTTTAACTCCTTTAACTATCAGAAAAAGATTTCTAGGTGACAATTATGAAGATTAAACTAACAATACCTCAAATTCTATGTCGAAATGTTACCCATCCAAGAACTGATGCAGATGAAATATACCTTGCCTACTATATAAGTCTTGCTCGTGTATCTGAGGATAAGACTGAAGTAAGAAAGCACCTAGTAAAAAAGATTTCATCAATTAAGAACGGAGTAAAGAAGGGTAATAGATGGTCTCCAGATAGTTTAGAAACAATAGTAGAAACTGGGGATGCAGACAGCCTATTCGTAACTTTTGGGCTTTATGAAGCAGATGATAAAAAGATATATAAGAAATTGAAGGAAAAATCAGACATACTAGTGGAGCCAGAAAGCTACGATTGGTCTGGACTAGAAATTCCAGTAGACTTCACTAATTGGATGTCGTGGGTGAAGGCTATCTGGAAAGCTGTAACAGTTTCATATACATACCTAGTTCAAGATGACTTGATAGGTAAGTACTCTATAGCAGTACCCAGAATTAAGGGGGAAGATAGGGCATGGTTGGGTAATAGAGAATTAAAGTTTAGTAGCTTTGGTGGAGACTATAGAGTTAGTTTACTTATGGAAGAAGTAAAATAGTATATTAGGGCAGGAATACTGCCGACCAGATTGGTCCAATAGACAGATAGACAGACAGAAGGAGATAGAAAGATGTATATAAAGATACTTGTTGATCAAAATGTAAATGGTAGTGTTTTTGAGTACACTCCAGATGAGGGTAATAAGTGGGTTAGTATGGATAACAGGCCGGTTACTATAATCAAAGAATGTAGTGACGTAAGCTATTATACACAACCAAAGAAAGCAAATCAGGGGGTAGACCTAGATTTTGGAGGAGCAGCCTTAGATAGACAAGAAGTTCTTTCTTTAGGAGATATAAGGAAATATGCTAATGTGCTTTTTATTGATTACTACACGAAAGACGGAGAGCACAAAACCATAGTTGGTTATGGAATTGACTTATATATAATGAATGACGAAGGTAAAACTATAGACTCAGAAAAGTGTTATAGGAAACTAGGTTAGTATAAAACAAAGACCAATCTGGACAAGTCTGTTGTAAATAAAAACAATCTATCCCCGCTTTAAAATTTTAGGGCGGGCTAAAAAAGAATGGATGATAAATGTTAAATTATTCTAACGACCTAGAACCCATAAAAACAGAATGTCCTAATTGTGAGGAAAAACTACATTTTTTTAACTATTTTGAAGAAGAAACCTTAGAAGAAACTAATTATGACATAATAATTACTTGTCCTCATTGTGGTTATACTTGGTTTAATTAATGAGATGTTTAAGCATTAAACAACCTTGGTTAGAATTGATATTAAATGGGGAAAAGACCATAGAAGTAAGGACATGGAAAACCAACTACAGAGGTGAAATATTCCTTCACGCAGGGAAGAGTGTCGATTTTGATGCCTTGGAATATTTTAATTATACCGATGATTGGTTACCTACGGGTAAATTACTTGCTACGGCCACCATCCTTGACTGTATAAAATTTGATGAAACTTCTTGGTGCACACTAAAAGAAGAACACTTAAATTACAATAACCTAGACAAAATAAAATATGGTTGGATATTAATAAACATAAAGAAAATAACTCCAACACCATATAAAGGTATGTTAGGATTATTTGATGTTAAAACTGAATAATTGGATACAACCGTTCTAAATGTAGCCATCCATAAACCGCCTATATAAAAAGCGGTTTTGTCATATATGCTTGTTTTTCTTACAGTTATACCTATAAATTTTTCCTGGAGGACTAAAAAATGTTTGATCACAACATTGTATCAAGAAACAGAACTTAAGGAGCCTACTCGAATGAAAGAAATATTCGGTCTTCATCTCATTATAGATGCATATGTAGAAAAAGAAGAAGTTCTAACAAAAGAACACATACTATCTACATTTGATGAACTCATTAGTCTCTTAAAAATGGAAAAGTTAGGTGAGCCAATGGTACGTGAAGTACCTGTTGATTCAGACCTATTAAATACTGATGAGGATGAGGGTGGTATTTCTATAATAGTTCCTATAACTACAAGTCATTTAGCTATATATGTATGGCCCCTAAGAAAGGCATTAATGATGGATATATTCTCTTGTAAGAACTTTCTAGCTACAGAAGCATATGGTTTCTTACACGATAAATTTGGTTTCACGGAAGTAAAAATAAATGTTATAAATAGAATAGACCCGGTAGTATATTATCAATAACTATTGCTTGAATAGGCCCTCTTTATCTGTTCGTCTAATTATTTTCTACACAAAAGTTGACAATCTAATAATTTTTTCCTATATATAATAGTGATTGAGTATTTTTTAGTAATATATTAAATCGTTTTATGTATAAACGGGTGGATTTGTTTTTTTGAAAATCACCACACCTTTTGCGAAAACCAGAAATTTTTTCAGCGCGCCAAAAAAATTGGCCCCAAGGATATAAAATGGATGATAACAAAATAAATGAAATAATGGGATGGTTATTAAAAAGCCATATGAATACCCCTCTTGGTAGGGTATGTATGAGGATGCTTGAGTTGGGTAAATCTAGGCAGATATCTTCAAAAGTAGTTGAAGTAGTATTGTCTGAATTACTACCTGTAATAGAACAAGAGGAAAGAAAAGAACAAGAAAAGGTTGTTATTGCAGTGGTCGAAAAAGTTAGTGATCTACCTGACGAAAAGACTGTTGTTGATGCAGATATAAAAGAAGAGGTAGCGGTGGAGGTAGAGGAAGACGTAAGTGCAAAGGAAGACTACATACTATTTGAGGGTAGTTCTCCTGCGATATATAGCGACAGTTATCTACCTACTAATCCTTGGATAAAAGATAAAAGAAAGGGGAATAAGTAAACAAGGTCTTTGGACATAAGTAGATTATAATAGCTCTTAATAAAATTTCCTTGTCATTCTTCTTAGGTTTTTCTATTATTAATATATAGGGAGACCTAAGCTATTTTTAAATTTCTAAAAGGAGTATGCTATGGTATTAAAGACTTTGGTTCTGGTAGCTTCCTTAGTTTTAATTGCTACCCCCACCAAGGCCTCTGGTAGTCAGGATGGTACAATGATAGAAGGTATTATGACTATGAGGGGTAATTTTAAACATGTAGACTTAAAGTTAGTAGAAGGATTAGTTAAAGAAGTAAGTGAAGTAGTTTCTAAGGAAGAGTATATATGGATAGAACCAGAGACTATACTCGGTCTGGCCCTTAATGAATCTGATTTAAGATGGTGGTTGGTATCAGGAGATAAATATTTTAAGGATTGTGGAATATGTCAAAATCATGTGCCTTCTTTTAGAAATTCTTTTGGTGCGCGAAAAAAACTTTGTATAGATTTGACACGATCTACAAAGTTAAGTTTTGAGTACGCTGCTAGAGAGTTGACAGATATATATAGTAAGTGGTGTAAGGATAGATATAAAGCTCCAATTATTAGAGAGGGGGAGTTTATACATAATTTTTTAGGCCGGCTAGAAAAATACCACTTAAATAAATTAAGATGTACTTTAAATATCTATAATCAAGGACCTAAATACTTTAGTAGAATAAAAGACCCAAAATGGTATTATAGAAATAATTATTGGATAAGGTCTTATTGTTTTACTATGGGGATACGCTTAGGTAAAAAACCAAAAGTAGATTGTAGAAGGGCAACAAGTATTAGATGGGTAAATTCAATGTATAAATAAGGAGAAAGCAATGGTAGACATTCTATACTATTTCTTTACTTTTTTAGGTGTTATGTTGTTAGGGGTCTGTGGAGTAGCTTCTGTTTCCTATTTGGTGGGTGTTTATAGGGATAGAAAAAGAAAGAAGCTGGTAAAGAACTTTTATAGAACAATCGGTTTCAATCACTGTTATAGGGATATTAAGAAAGGTCCTAAAAACGGATAAGAGGTTTCACCATGAGTGTTTTAGAAGTTGCTGTTTTAAGTTATGATGACTACATTAATATGTATGTTGTTGAGTATCGTTTACTAATTAGGTCTGGAGTTGCTCGTAGGACCAAGGCTTTCTACAGAAACGGAGAACTCAGTAGAGACTCAGATAATAAGGTTTTGCTCCAAAGAGTTAAGGAAGCAGTAAAGGTCTATAATAGGAAAAATAACATAGATACGTAATTGGAACGTCTAGTAGGCTAGAAATTTTTTCGCGGGCTAAAAGAGAAAGGACCCAAAAAATGGTTTTTAAACAAGAGTTAATAACGGAACAAGACATATTCAATACTATAAATAATTTACCTCCTCCTCCTCCTGAAGTAGAACAAAAAATAATAATAGAAGAAGATAGTAATACCATAGAGGTTGAAGTTCCTCCGGCTTGGTCTTTGTTTAAGTACATGTTAAAGCCAGACTTAAAAGGACTTGATCACATAAGGTATGATGAAAGACCATATTATACGATACCTTCTGGCTATGACGTGGATGAAGAATCCTTGGAAATGTGGGTGTGGTTTTATACATTCCCTGCGGGGGGAGTTGGTAGTGATATATCACAATTCTTTGTTAAACGTGACGTTGGACTTACTGCAGGTCGGGGAACAGGCGGTGGAGAAAAAGATGAGTAAATATATTTATTTAGCTGGTGGTATGGAAAAGTCTATTGATGGTAAGGAGTGGAGAGAGAAGGCTCAAAGGGTGCTAGAGGGCCTTGGGCATAAAATCTTTAACCCCTATGATGAGGAACCCAGAATTTTCGGGGACCAAGGTCCGGTTTATGACCTAATATATAGGTATGATAAGGAAAAAGACTATCGTAAATATAATGAGGTAATGTCAGATATAGTGAGGTATGACTTAGGTAAGATAAGAGATGAGATAACTGATATATTGGTTCGGTTTGATGAGTCAGTTCTCCTAGGGGCAGGAACGTACGCAGAGATTTCCCTCGCCCACTTGCTCGACAAACCCGTCCACTGTTATCTTTATGGTATAGGTATCAGGAGAGTGCCTGCTTGGGCTATAGGGTGTTTTACTACTATTGGGTATAACCTGGACGAGGCCCTTGACAACCTTGTGAAGTATGATGGATAATAAAGTAAAAATCCCATCTTCTTTGAAACAGAAGATACATTCAAACCATGTAAGCAATAACTATAAGGCCGGGGTGTTTATCTTTAAGGCTATTGATGATACTAGTGTTCAAATAGTGCTTGATAGTTTGTTAGAATATTGTTTAGAGAATGACTTAATGGATGAGGTCGGTAAGATGAATATGAAGGAGTTATTTGGGATAGAATAATGGAAGAAGTAAAATCAGGTATATATTGTATTTGTAATTTAGTTAATGGAAAACTCTATATTGGACAGGCGGCTGATTTTAAGCTAAGGTGGAGGGGCCATATCAGTAGGCTTAATAGGGGGTCTAAGTATTCAAATCCCCACCTTCTAGCTGCTTGGAAGAAGTATGGTCCCGAAGCTTTTGTCTTTGAGATTATAGAATATGTTCCTAAAGATAAAGAACTCCTTAAAGAACGGGAACAGTATTGGATGGACTATTTGAATGTGACTGACGATGGGGTGGGGTATAATATATTTCCCACGGCGGGGTCACCTTTGGGAGTTAAGCGTACAGAGGAATTCAAGCAGAAAAGGTCTGAGGATATGAAGGGTGAAAACAACCATATGTGGGGCAAACACCCTGTTCGCTCGGAAGATTCCAAGCAGAAAATATCTGGTGAAAAAAACCCTATGTTTGGTCAGACAGGTGAAAAAAGCCCTAGTTATAAACATGCTAAGCGCCATGATTATGATGGAAAATCACAGACTCTGTCCTATTGGGCAAAAGAGTATGGTATAAATGAAACTACATTGAATTACAGGATAACTAAATTGGGGATGTCTATTGAAGAAGCCCTAACAACTCCCGTTAAGCGTAGAAGAAATTAGTTTTGTTTTTAAAGGAGATTTAAATGAATTTTACAGGAGATATATGCTCGACGTTTAGGCCGAAGAAGTTCTCAGAAGTAGTAGGTCAAAAGGCTATAGTAGCGAGTTTAAAGGCAGCCGTTTTAAATAAAAATAGGTCATCCTTGTATCTTTTACATGGTACCAATGGGATAGGGAAGACAACATTAGCAAGAATATTGGCGGCATGTTTTAATTGTGATAACTTAGGAGAAGATGGAAATCCGTGTGGCATTTGCCTAGGGTGTATGGGGGTATATTCGCAGACTAATTTAGATATTGTGGAAATAGACGCTGCAGATGCTAATGGCATAAACGAGGTTAGGGGGATAAAGACCAACCTCTCGAATCGTTCTTTGTATGGAAGAACAAAGGTAGTAATATTTGACGAAGTACACGGTATGTCTGTTCAAGGACAAAAGGCCCTCTTAAAGATGGCGGAGGAAACTCCAGGTAATTCTGTATTGATAATGTGCACTACAGATCCTACAAAGCTGGATAAGGGCCTTATTGACAGAGCAGAGTGTTATGCTCTTTCGACCCTCTCTCCTACAGAAATATCTTCTTATGTTTCATATATTTGTACTCTTATGGGTATGCCTTTAGATGAGAAAGTAATAGAATTAGTAACTGAGCAATCCCAGGGTAAACCACGAAGGGCTTTAAAAGGCCTGCAAAAAGCAATAAACATAGGGTTTGATCATATAGATGACATAAAAGAAGTATTAGCTTTAGATGAAGAAGTTGATAAAGATGTTTTAGATTTGTACCGGTCTATTATCAGTGGGTATTCTAGTTGGGATAAGATTATGAGTACCTATCGTGCTATAGAGATGGATTCGGAAATGTTTCGTATAATGCTGGCCGGATTATTTCGTTCTTTGGTCGAACGTTCAAAAAATTTAGATCGTAGAGCTTTGGAGTCTTTAGGAATTCTTTTGAAGCCACTTCCGTACCCGAAACCTGAAAATGCATTAGTATATTGTTTGGCTTCTATATTTTCTGAATACAAAAGATAATACCTATGTGTGAAAAAGACTGTAGTCATAATTGTGATAATAAATATAAGCATATGGGTGTGACTCCTGTTGAGTTGAACTATCGCCAGGAGGGTAGGTGCAAACTAGAATTGTTTATAGATATTGTTGGTGATGAGAACTTGGTTGACGACTTATATTGTACTGATGGGGAAGAATATGCTAGACTTTGTGATATGTTAAATCCCACATTTGAGTGTGTAAAATGTGTACGAAATAAGTTTATAAATACTATAGGAGAATTAATGGATAATTTCAAATACTTAAATAAGTGGACTGTTTTAGTTCTTCAAACTTTTTCTTCCGCCGAAAAAAATTCTGACCATGTTTATGTAGAAATGTCAAAGCCGACATTGCTAGACGTAAAAGATTTTATGAGTAAGACCTTTATATATACTTCTGAGACCAGCCCTCTTAGAGAGGTTGAAGGAAAGACTTATTTGTTTGGTAAAGAAGTTATATTTAATAATAAGATAAAAGCCGGAATAATGGTTATAATGCCTGGGAATTTTGAGGTAGAGGTCTAATCCATGTCAATATGTTTAAGGTATAAAGACCTTCTTGAAGAACTTACCTCTGTGTGCAGTTTATCTGGCTATACTTCAGACGTAGGTAAGATAGTTCTTAGGGAGGCAAGTAATCTTGGGTTAAAGTCTGGTGTCGATGTGCTTGGGTCTGTTTCGGTGTTTATTGCTCCTGCAGTTACACATATTAACAATAGTAAAATAGTTATGCTATCTGCACATATGGACTCGTGCGGTTACTTAGTAGGTGGCTTTGGTGATAATGAAGGGGAGGTGTTGCTTAAACATATAGGGTATCCTGATGTCAATGGTAAACAATCAGGTAGGGTGTTTTGTAAGGATAGGGTAGTGGACATAGTTATAAAGGACGATGGTATTGATAATATACCAGATTTAGGGTGGGGTGATTCAGATACTATAGTAGCAATTGTGGATAATAAAGCTCTATCTTATATAAATGTTGGCGACCCTGTTCAGTTTTATAGTAAGCTAGTTAATAAGCCTGAAAGTAGGTTTGTTGGATCGTTTATGGATAATAAGGCCGGGGTAGTGGCCCTACTTTGTGTTATGGAAAAACTGTCACAAGTCAAGAATAGAAAAGATAATTTTTGTTTGGTTTTTACAGAGTTAGAAGAAGTTTCTGAGGTCGGGGGGCGAGCCATGGCTGACAAGTTAAAGCCCCAAGTGCACATATGCGTAGACATATTTTTGCACGATGTAAAAAAAGAAGTTGGTCGTAAAGTGGTCATACCTACAGGCCCCATGTTTAATAAAAAGTTGGTAAGGTTGGCAATAGAGATAGCTGAAGAAAATAAAATACCATATGAGGTTAAAATAACTAGGGGCTCCGCTATGACGGATGTTGACAATGTAGTAGGCTCTTGTGGGGGAGTTGCTTGCGTAGAGTTTGATATTCCTGGATACGGACTTCATGGTCCAAAAGAGACAATTTCCAAAAAAGGATTGTTAAATACAATAAAATTAGTTAGTAAATTTTGTGAGAAATTACAGCAGGTTAGTAACTTTTTTCCTATAGAAGGAGTAAACTAATGGTTTGTACAAATTGTGGTAAAAAGGATAGACATGATATAGAAAGGACACCAGCCGATAATATACCAGGGACAGACTCGGCTTTGGGTCTCAAAAGTGATGTGGAGGCTGATTTTATTCGGCGGCTAAAAAAAGTGGATGAAAAATTTCCAGACCCCATGAAACTATCATATAAAGAATATATAAAAGAAAGAGAACAATATGTGAGAGAAAAAAAGTCAATAGCAGAGGAGATGGTTAGTGAACGAAGTGAAGATTTCAAACGTATCCAAATTCATGACCTTGTAATGATCTTTAATTATGAGGAGTTTTCACCTTATATAACACCTCACCAAGCTATTGTTGCGTTATGGGAGTTTTCTCATAGTAAGTCATTTAATAAGATATTTGACGAGTTTGAAGGTTTAAGAGAACAGGTTGATTTAAGATATAAAGAACTAAAAGATAAAAATATTACATTGTTATGGAAAATATAGTTAACAAAATATGAAAAGTATTTTATATATAAATATATGCCTACCTTGACTTTAGAAGATCTGCAAATAAGTGGAAGAATTCTTGCCTCAGCTTTAAAATTATCTAAAACCCTTCTTTTTAAGGGTAAAACCACAAAACAAACAGATTTAGTGATAGAAGAATTTATACGTGATATGGGGGGAGAACCTTCCTTTTTGGGGTTGGGGGGTTTTCCTAATTCTATTTGTGCTTCATTCAATGAAGTAATAGCTCATGGACTTCCCTCCGATAGAAGACCAGAGGAAGGGGATTTGATAAAGATAGATATAGGAGTGGCCTATAACAGTAATCACACCGATGCAGCCAGAACTTTTTCAATCGGTGATAAAAAAGAAAATACCAAGATAATACAAGCAGTTGATAAGGCTCTTGATGATGGTATAAATAAAGCAATACTAGGAAATAAGGTAGGGGATATTTCCTATGCTATACAGAGGGTTCTTTTGGTAGCCGGGTATAAATCACCTTTGGAGATAGGCGGGCACGGTATAGGACTTAGTCCCCATCTTGGACCTTTTATCCCAAATTCTGGTCCTCCTGGTATAGGTTCAGAATTATCCTTAGGTATGTGTATTGCTATAGAACCTCTGGCAATAAAAAGAAGTAATAAGATAAAAACAGGAAAAGACGGGTTCTCCCTTTATTCCCCAACTACTAAATTAACTGGACATGCAGAAGATACGGTAGTCATCATGGAAGTGCCCTTAATACTTACTAGAACTACCCTAGAGGGGGGAGTTGCTTAGCCCAAAAGGTAGGGGTATAATTAATATGAGGTTATTTTTATTTTAAATAGTTAGGGGGGGGGTCATTAAAATTTTTTTCGCCGGCCAAAAAAATAGTTCACCTACAAGGTAATTAAACCAAGAGGATTCAAAAAGATGAGAAAATTGTCTCTTGCTTTAGTTCTGGTTTTAATGACACAAGTATTAACTTCTTGTGTAGCTGTACCTACACCACAAGGTCCTGATGATAGTGACTTGATGCCCTATATTTCAGAAAGAACTGTTCAGGTCAAAATATATAGAAGATTATACGACGGTGATAAGATATTTAAAGAGACTACCCCTCATGGATGGGGAACGGGGACCGTTCTTTGGTCTAAGGACCTATATTCTTACGTCTTAACGGCTCAGCATGTTGTTGCTACAGATGGAGATTTTGCTATTATATACGATGAACAGACTAAAGATTTTAAGATCCTAAGGGCTGAGTATTTTATTACCCTAGAGAGACGGAATCTAAGAAACGAGGTTGTAGATATTGCTGTCCACGTAGAAATTGTAAAAACTAATAGTAAACTCGATTTAGCACTTTTGAAGGTACCTTACCACTTTGGTATAGATAACACTAACGTAGCTTTGGGTGTGAAATTAGGTGAAAAAATACATTGTGTAGGATATCCTTCACAGAGATATATAAAAGGGGCCCACATTTCTTATGCTTTTGGGCATATTATGAGTATAAACCTGGGACAAAAGAGTCACCCTGGAGTCATTCGTATAGGAATGGGGCTTTACAACGGGTCCAGCGGTGGAGGAATTTTTAACGAGAGAGGGGAGCTGGTTGCTGTTACTCAGTTTATGGCCGGTTGGCCCACAGATTCCGGGTTCTTGCCATTGCAAAATTCTTTCTACGGTGTGGGCCCACAGGCTATAAGACATTTCCTTTATACTCAAAAATAAGAAATTTTTAGCGCGCTAAAAAGAAGAAACTGTAACCATATCTTATGAGTAAGAAATTAACACTAGATTTTGTTAAAGAAGAATTTAAAAGAAGAGGTTATACTTTATTATCTAAAAAATATACTGGTGCATTTCAAAAACTAAAATTTAAATGTAGTAAAGGACATATAAGATACATTACATGGAGTCATTTTAAATATAATAGAAAATGTATAGAGTGTGTATTGGAGGATAGGTCTTTAAATATAGACTATGTTTGGCAATGTTTTGAAGATAGGGGTTATACACTTAAATCGGATAGTATAAGTGACTCAAAACAAAAACTAGATTATATTTGTAAAAAAGGACACAGTGGTGCTATCAGGTGGAATGACTTTCAACAGGGTCATGGGTGTCTCTTATGTGCTGACTCTTCTATATCTAGTATGTCTCAACGGTGGTTGGACTCTCTAGGTATTGATAACATTATTGGGAAGACTAGAGAAGTTCCCTTTGTAATAAAAGGTAGAAAGATACTTGTTGATGGTTTTGACTCTTCAACAAATACTATATATGAATTTCTTGGTGATTATTGGCATGGAAATCCTGAAAGATTTCCAAGTGGAAAAACGAATAAAACCGTACATAAAACATTTGGGTTTTTATATAAGTTTACTATGGAAAGATTGAATGATATTCGGAAGGAAGGATTTAATCTTGTGTATATTTGGGAAGGGGATTATAGTCATTTTACATAACTGGAGGATTTAGGATGGAAAATTCAACTAAAATCCCCGAGCGGTGCTTGGGGAGTATCAATTCAGGTATATACTGTATATGTAATTTAGTTAACGGGAAGATGTATATTGGCAGTGCTTGCAATCTAAACAAGCGTTGGAAAGATCATAGAAGTTCATTAGTTAGAAGAAAGCACCATAGTCACTATTTACAGGCTGCTTGGGATAAATATGGTGAAGAAAACTTTTATTTTGAAGTCCTAGAATTTGTAAATGATAAAAATAATCTTATTTCTAGAGAGCAGTTTTGGTTAGACTACGTATACACGTCTGATAGATGTATCGGATATAACATTAGTCCTATTGCTGGTAATTGTTTGGGTATTAAGCGCTCAGAAAAATTTAGACGGAAACTATCTGAGGCTTTTAAAGGTGAGAAAAACCCTAATTATGGTAAGCCTATGTTGGAAGAGCAAAAGAAAAAGTTGTTTGATGTTAATAAAGGTAAGGTAGTGTCAGAGAAAACCAGACATAGGTTGTCTGAGGCCAGAAAAGGTAAAAAACATCCTAACTATGGTAAGCATCTTTCAGAGGAGACCAAACAGAGGATATCTGAGGCTAATAAAGGTGAAAGCCATCCTAATTATGGTAAACATTTTTCAGAGGAAACCAAGCAGAGAATATCCAGGGCCCTCAGAGGTAAGGTAGTGTCAGAGGAAACCAGACAGAGATTATCTGAGGCCCTTAAAGGTGAAAACCATCCTAATTATGGTAAACATCTTTCGGAGGAAGTGAGAAAAAAAATGTCTGAAGCACAAAGTCCAAAACGTTGGGAGTTTCTTGGAAAATCCCAGACATTAAGAGAGTGGGCTACAGAATACGGGTTTGATACAGACATAATTAATAATAGGGTTAATACTCACGGGTGGAGTCTTGCACGCGCTCTTACTACCCCGATATATAAAAGGTAGCTTTATATAATCTTTTTTTATTTTTTCTTTACATTTCTGAAAAAGTGTATTATATCTTAGTATATAGAGGAAGGGGTTTCCTCTTGGCACCAAATCTCCCATAAGCGTGTCAAAATCAACTTATTTTTATCTTTCAAGGAGTTTAGGAACTAATGGATGAATTAAAAACAGTATGTGATTTACATTCAACCGTACGATGGTTTAATGGAAAAACGGGAATTGGTTTCTTGGTTGGGCCTGAGGGCCAAGATATCTTTTGTCACTTTTCCTTTATTGTGATGGAAGGGTTTAAGACCTTGGCCAAAAACCAGGAAGTGGTGTATGACTTGGTCGAGACGCCCCGTGGGTTACAGGCACATAACATCCGCCCGATCTAGATGAGTCTCGTGTTTTTAGAAGAAAACAAGAAAGCAGTATTAAGTTCGGTTGAAGACCTACTTAAGGGTCTAAATCTTTATTTTGAGGACAAAGAAGGTTTTTTATTGGCTATACAGAAGATTAACAATCTTGTGGAAGATTATTATAAATATGATCGACAGCAAGAGAAGCTAGAGTCCAAAACTATAATATCAGACAGTGGTGAAACTATAAAAGATTTAAGAAGCTATATATCTGAGCTTAAGTTCAAATTGTCTATATTTAGGAAGATTCATTCTTTGTCCAAAACTAACAATCTGTTTGTTGAAAATAAAGTTATCAGTGAAGAAGCTGTAATAACCTCTATATATTCTTATGAAGAGACTATTAGTGCTTTAGAACAGAGACTGAACAAAATATTAACTAATTACTAGTAGCCGCAGGCACGGTGCTTGCGGTAGGTGATCACTAAACATTAGGAGGAAAAAATGGCTGCATCATTTCACATTGTGAAGAACGGCGTAGTCACGGCTATTACCTCCGCTGGTGTGCAAACCAACCTGGCTCATGGAAATCCGTCTGGCGAGGGTCCCGGAGTAGGGAAGTTTTCAACGAAAGTTCGCACTAGCGGTCCGGTAAGTGACGTTCACGGCAAGTCTCACTAAAGAAAAGCCCCCAAGCTGTGACTACGTTATAGTTGTGGGGGCACAAGGAGATCTAAAATGGAAGATACTTTAAATTTTTTCTGTGTTGTTTATGTAGATGATAATGGTGAATTATGTATGTGTAATATTGAATTTAAAAAGACTTGTAAACGTAGGTTGATAGGTGATTTAGATTGTAGGGAAAGTTCGGTACGTGTGACACCTATTCAGATAACAGATGATAGTCAGATAATTTTTTCTAGCGCGCTAGAAAAAATTAATGATAGTAGAAAATCAATTATTAACCATATTAAAAAGGTGGGCAGAAAATGATTTTAGGTTTTTCTGGCAAGGCATTCTCAGGTAAAGATACTTGTGCAGACTATCTTATAGATAAATATAATTTTGTTGGTAAAATAGGTTTTTCATACAATTTAAAGAATGCATGTTCCGAAATATTTAATTTAACTAAGGAACAGGTCTATACTCAAGAAGGTAAAACTTCATTATTAAATAAAAAAGTAGTTGTCAATTTTGATATTTTGTCTTATATTATTAAATGGATGAATAAAACCCACCAAGTATCTATTTATAGTAAAGAATATAAACACTTGGTGGGGAAGACTCTTTTAACTTCTAGAGATATTTTACAGTTTGTTGGAACGGATATTATGAGGTACTATATTCCTTCTTATCCTGCCGATGTTACTATAATGGATATAGCACAGATGAGTAAAAAGGGCAGTATGGCTGTTGTAGATTTAAGATTTCCTAATGAGGTAGAGAGAGTTCGTTCCATTGGTGGCAATATTGTAAGAGTAGAGAGACCAGATGAGTTACGAGCTTTATATGGTTGTCTAACTAATACTCAGCATGCTTCAGAAGTGGCATTAGATGATATGGAAAATTGGGATTATATCTTAAATAATAATAAGAATGATCTTAACGATTTCTATAATAAAATAGATGAGATGCTAGATAAGTTGGAGTAAAAAAATGAGTATAGAAGACCAGATTCCAATAATAAGAAAACCTATAAGACAATACCCCTTACCACAGAATGTTAAAGAGCTTGACTATCCATGGCCAGAAGAAATCCTTAATAGATATGTAAGAGTTCCTTTGTTTAGAGATACTTATCATGTAGGGTCTGGAGACAGCCCTATTGTTTTAAAACCCAACAAGGGTAAGAGTAAATTACTTTATAAACTTTAGGAGATTTTTATGTCAAACAGATTTAATGAGATGTACAGAGAGGCTCCAAACGCTAAGGATAGTCCTATTAAATATAGGAATAAAATCCATAGTGAAAGTAGAAAAGACAAGAATTTACCTTATACGTTCTCAAAGCCTACGAAGGATAAGGCTCGTAGGGTGTATGTTCAGTGTACTAGGTGTGGTCGAGATTTCTTTGTAACCGAGGATACCATTTTAGCAATTTGTTTGTGTGGTGAGATTTCTAGATTAAAGGATTCAAGGCGTAAAGGGGATTTAGAAGATGTCTAAATGGCATATCTGGGCTATACATCAGCATAAGTACGATGCTATAAACTATTTTATAGAGACAGATGTTCCTGAAATAGAGGAAGCTTTTTTTCCTACTGTTCTTAGGGAAAAGAAAGTAGGGAACAGGGTTTATAAGAGTCGAAAACCACTATACCATGGATATTTGTTTTTAAAGTATTCTGATGATGATGATAGTTCGGTTTTTTATAAGTTAAGGTCTAATCCTTTTATAACTACATATGTTGGTGTTTGTTCTGGGGCAGAAGTTGCTGTTATGCAGAAGAAAGAAGAGTGGAACGTTCTTAAGAAAGAAGTAGAGGCTGGCAATAGTGTGGAAATAATGTGTGGGCCTTTGGCAGGAAACCGTGGTGTAGTTGAGGCTATAAATGGTAATAGAATAACCATAAAGACCAAGTTATTTGGTCGTGAGGTTTTGCATATATTATCCGCGGATGATATTGATATTACAGGGAAATAAAAATTTTGGGCGCACCAAGAAAAAATAAAAAAGGAGAAGTTATAGACTCCATTTCTGGTGAAGAAAAATTAGGTAGGGACCTAATAGCAGAATTAGCAGAAAAAGAATGGGCTGTTGCACCAGTTCCTACCGAAGAGGAACTGAAACAAGAAAAACCAAAAAGTAAAATGACCAGAACTAATGTCAACAGCCGCAAGAATCTAATGCAGTATAGAAAAAACAAACCAAAAGAAGCAAAAGAAAAAATATTAGAGAATTTACCATTAAAAGAAAAAAGAGAAGTAGTAAATCCATTTGACTATATAAAACTTCCTGATAGTTTTGATAAAGAATATTTTAAAGCTTTCCTACCCCAACGAAATGTACTTTTTTCTGCTGAAGAAGAAAAGAATTTTTATAGAATACTAAATGCGTTTTTATTAGACTTTGATATAACTGAATTATCTGCTTCTGACCTTGAAGACGTAGTTAGTCTTGCTGTAAATAGGGTGCTAGAATCTAGACTTTTGGAAGCTTCTGTGAAAAACCCTACTTTATTGTTAGATATTTCAAGTACCATAGAGCGCTTTAGAAAACACTCAGAAAAAGTTAAGAGTAATCTTGTATCTAGACGTTCGGACAGAATAGATGTTAAAAATAAACAGTCCTTTAGTATTGTAGATATTGTGAATGAGTATGATGAGAAGAAGAAAGCAGAGTTTGAAGAACGTGTAAAGAAGATGGAAGATGAAGAAAGGTCTTTTTGGGAAGAAAGAAAGAATAAGGAATTATAGCCATGTGCGAAGACTGTACTAAGTGTCAGGTTGGTAGCCATAATAAGGTTAGTGTGGCGGTTAGGTGCATATATACAGGAAGGGTACCTACGTTGTTTGAGTACAGTGCCCAGCTTAGTGATGAATGGTACCAAGAGAGAAATGGTGATTTAACTCCCAAAGATGTTACCATGGGTAGTACTCGTGTTGTTTGGTGGAAACATACGGCAAGAGGCGGGGTGGAACATGTTTGGCAGGCAGCCATATATAGCAGGGTTACTAATGGGTGCCCATATTGTGGTAATCGTAAGGTCGGGTATGGCAATGATTTAAAAACTGTTAATCCTTTATTGGCAGAAGAGTGGCACCCTACAAAGAATGAAGAGGGACCAGAGAGGGTTCTTCCTGGCTCGCATAAGAAGGTTTGGTGGTCCCACGTAGCTAAAGACGGGTGCCTACATGAGTGGGAGGCTGCTATTTATAGTAGGGTTATCAGTGGGTGCCCTTATTGTAATTGTAAACTGGCTGGCTACGGCAATGACTTGGCTACCAAACACCCAGGGCTGGTAGAACAGTGGCACAAGACAAAAAATAGTAAGAAACCAGAAGAGTACTTGCCTAACTCTCATGTCTCGGTTTGGTGGCAACATACCACTATTGATGGCCAGGTACATGAGTGGGAGGCTATTATTGCTAATAGGTCGGATAAAAATCAGAAGTGTCCCTATTGTTCTAGCCATCGTGTAGGATATGGCAATGATTTTAAATCTTGTCACCCAGACTTAGCTTTGGAGTGGCACCCTATTAAGAACGAGTTTGGACCTGGGCACTATATGCCCCAATCTAATCAAAAGGTCTGGTGGCAACATTTAGCTAAAGACGGGTCTATGCATGAGTGGTTTGCCACTATTTCAGGTAGAGTGGGTCAAAAAGGCAGGTGTGGAAAGGGGTGCCCTTTTTGTCCAGATGGAAGTATATCTAAAATTTCAGGGCTTTGGTTAAATGGCTTAGGGGTACCAGATTGTTATAATAAAAACAGGGAAGTTGTTTTAGGTGTTGGGGGCTATACTTTTCGAGTAGATGGTTTTGATCCTTCAACAAACACTGTTTACGAGTTTCTTGGAAACTACTGGCACGGTAATCCGTCTATGTTTAGTTCAGATGAACTAAATAAAACAGTGGGTAAGACTTTTGGCCAGCTTTATCAAGAAACCATGGAAAGAATTAAACTTTTAGAAGACGTAGGATATAAAGTAATTTATATTTGGGAAAAAGACTTTAATAAACTAGTCAAGGATAATATGGTTTAATGGCTAATTTATTATTACGAAGTGGCAAACTTTATGACAGGGCGATGGAGCTAGTTGAGTTTTATCGTTGCAATCCAGTCGTTGCAGCACAAGACCTACTGTTTCAAGATTTCCCAGCTGCACAAAAGATTATGTTAAACCATATGTGGAGCAGAGTTAATGTTATAATAACAGCAGGACGAGGGTGTGGTAAATCTAGAACGCTTGCTGTTTTGTCAGCTTTATATGCGATGTTATATCCAGGACAAAAAATCCTAATAATTGCACCATCTTACAGACAATCGAAACATGTATTTCAGGAACTAAAACAAATCTATACAGAAAGCCCTGTGTTGAGGGAAGCCTGTGATAAGAAACCTATCGTAAGTTCTGATAGGTGCTATTTAGATTTTCGTGGGACTAATAATAGGTCAGGTAGTACTGTTGAGGCCTACCCTCTGGGGGTTGGCGATAAGATTAGAGGATTGCGGGGCCATCTTATTGTAGAAGACGAAATTGTCCATATACCTGAAGAAATCCATAATACGGTCATTGCCCCTATGGGAGCTACTTTTTCGGACCCCATGGCCAATGTGCGGAGAATGGAGAAACTTAACCAACAACTGGACTATGGTGTAATAACACAAGAAGAGTTTCAAGAACAAAAAGAAGGCAAGTCCTCAAACAAGATAGTTGGTGTTACTTCTGCAGATTTTCAGTTCAATTATGTCTATAAAAGGATAAAGGCTTTTGAGGAGCAAATAGCTAAGGGTAGTAAAAAATATTCTACTTTGTATTTTTCTTATGCTGATATGCCTGAAGGGTTTTTAGACAAGGATAATATTGAAACTGCCAAAGCCACGATGAGTAGTAGTGAGTTTAATAGAGAATACCGAGGCATTTGGGAATCAGATAGCGACGGACTTTTTAAGGCATCACTTATAGAGTCCTGTCGATCTCAATCAAAAGAGGTTCAACCGGAGGGATTACCTGGAAGGGAGTATATCATGGGGGTTGATCCAGCGAGGTCATCGGCCGCTTTTGCAGTAGTGGTTATTGAAAAGGCCTATCCTACCTCACACGTGGTAGCAGCTTTTCAAGCAACTAATAATACTTTCCCCCAAATGGCACAAATAGTATATAATTTTAGTGAGAAGTTTAATGTAGTAATGTTACAGATGGATGCTGGAGCGGGCGGTGGTGGTATGGCGATTAAGGATATATTGTCCAGTCCCCTATTCTTTAAGGGACATTTACTTCTTGATATTGATGACCCTACCCACAAGAACTTGGTGGGTAGGAGAATAATAAGAATGCATGATCCAAAACCGGGTACTGTTGCAGAGATGAATTACGCAGCATTAAATCTCTTAGAACAGGGGAAATTAAGATTTCCAAAACGTCCGGTTGATGGTGATGAAAAGAAGGAAGTTCTATTTGATGATATTTCTATAATGATAAAGCAGATTATTTCAGTTGTACCTACAGAGACTAGAAGTGGGGGAGTACATTTCGATATACCAGCATCTGGTCAGGGTAATAGAAAGAAGGACTTATACTCTGCTTTTTTGTTAGCTGCTAAGGCACTTTATGATATAATAAATGTTAGAGAGACATCAGATGTTGCTAATTTAGGTATAATAAGACCAGTAGAAAGTAGATTAATAAGTGGTCCAGTAATAACAAATGTAAGTAATTTTTCTAATCATAGGGGTAGGTGAACTTTTTTGGCGCGCGAAAAAAATTTAAACAATAAGGGTTTAGATATAAGATGCCCGATAATCTAGATTCAAATTTCTTAAATAAATTAAACTCAAAATACACCAATGTAAAAGTCCATGACGTTGTAGAGAATGGTGATGGGTCTATCTCTATGGTATTAAGTGGTAATAAGGATAATCTATCTTTAACTCTTAATAATGTAGGAAGACCTATAGATACTTTGGAAGATGTTGACATAAGTAAATTAAGAAGAGATAGAAAAAGAGGAAGGGAAGCAGCTTCTTCTTTAGTCACTAGAGATGTCTTAGGTGTAGATTATCTGGACCTATACACTACCCCTGGTATTTTAAGTGCTAGTCCGGCCGCTGTCTATGATCGTTCTACACTATATTATAGAACAAAAGATGTTTACGGTTCCTCCATAGATTTACTTACCAATTTTGCTTCACGTGGATTTAAAAACTATATTGATGATATCGATATTCGTAATTTTTATAATAATTGGGTCATAGATACGGGCGTAGATGCTTTGGTTGAGCAGCTATTCTTTGAGATTTTTAGGTCCGGGTTAGTTAGAACCTATAAGAATGTTGGTGCATATAAACCTAAGGTGAATCATGTCTCCACAATACCAGGGGCTGAGGTTCCGAAGGTTAGCGATGATGTTGCTTCCCTGACAAAGGCTAGGGTGGAAGCAAATGTTGCCAGATGTAAAAAAGACAGTGCAGCTAAGAAGATAAAGTGGTCTAAGGGATACTTACCCATAGATTATACTATATTAAATCCATCCCATATAAGTATTGACCAACAGTCTTTGTTTGTTAAGCAAGAGTTAATAAGTATAAAGGGTAAGGCCTTCGAGGGATTAAAGAAGATGTTGGAAATCCCTCAGTCCTCATTGACTGAACACCAAAAGTTTATAATAAAAAATCTTCCTGCAGAGATAAAGCAGGCTGCCCAAGACGGCAAGGATTTGGAATTAGACCCTTACAGGGTTGGGGCTATTGACTATAGAAAACAGCCATATGAGGTTTATCCATTTCCCCGTGGTGCTCGTGCGTTTGAGAGCATGGAGTATAAGCAGGCTCTTAAGGAAGCGGACAGCAGCACACTAGATGGTATAACCAATTATATATTAGTTGTTACTGTAGGTGATAAAGATATCCCTGCTAATCAAACAGTACTAGAGTCTGTAGCTGATATGTTCAATACTACGTCAAAATCTTTCGACGTATTTTGGAATCACACTTTAAAGGTAGAAAGGCTGCAGCCCTCCGCTATTGGTGACATACTTGGTCAGGATAAGTACAAACAGGTAAATGATGATATCACGGGGGCCTTTGGAATTATTCGGGCACTTATAGATGGAGGTGGGTCTCCTACACAAGCGGCTGCCGATTTAGCTGTTAAGTCTCTTATAGTAGAAATAGAGTATGTTAGGAAACTCGTGACACGATGGCTCTATGCTGAATATAGGGATGTTGCGGAGGCAATGGGGTTTGAGCGCTACCCTCAGGTTCAGTTTGATAATAACATACTTAAGAATGAGCTATTGTTCATGAACTTAGTACAGGGTATGATTGATAGAAGAATTATTTCCTATCGTACGGGCCATGACCTTCTTGGTCAGAACCATGAGACTATTTTGTCCGAGTTGGAGGCCGAGAAGCCTTTGGTTCTTGATGGTACCTTGGGTGTTATTGGTTCTCCGTATAATGCTAGGGCGGTACCTTTGGCTGATAAGGTTCAGAAAACTCCAGAAGGAATACCTTCAGAGGGGCGCCCCCGCAATAAGCCAGCTAAGACTCCTGCGCCTGCCACTAACCCTAAAAAAGTTAAGGTGGATAAGGATACGGAGACAAGTGCTGGTATAGAGGTTCCTAATTTTATAAAAAATTTGAGCGCGGAAGAAAAAGATTTGTTCATAGAATTCATGTTAAAAAAACTAACTAGTAATAAATAGGGAATATTAAAACCATGCCAGAAAATCTAATTCGTTTATATGCAGACTTACAAACAGCAGAACCAACAAAAGAAATGGCTGCTGCTCTTTCTATCCCCTCAATAGATAAAAGACAATTAGATCTTCAATATTTTACTGCTGTTTTTGTTTCTTCTGGTATGAATTTGAATAATGCTTATTTTCTTCCGTCTGAACTTATAAAGGCTCGTGAAACTATAGCTGAAAAACCACTAGACAAGGAGCATGTATTAACTGATATAGTTGGTCATTTGTATTCTAGCGCGTTTGCGTATAAAGATGGGTCTGTTTTTGATCCAGTGGCTATGTTGGATGTTTTGGGCACTGAAATTGAGAAGATGCCCATGAACATTGTAATGGCTGCTCGTTTGTATAAGGCTGTATTTCCAGAACTAGCTGAGGAAATCGCCTCTGGTCAGTGGAAAGTTTCTATGGAGTGCTTCTTTAAGGATTACGATCTTATTGTAAATAATATAATTATTCCTAGAACGGAGGTTGAGAGTGCTGGTTATTCAAAAGCCATAGGTAAGAGGGTTAAGGTTGTTGAGGGCAATAGAGAAGTAGGGGAACATGTTATTGGTAGGGTTCTAAGGGACATTATTTTCTGTGGTTGTGGTTTGGTTAAGAATCCCGCTAATCTTGAATCTGTAATTTTAGAGACGGCGGCAGAAAAAGAAACAGGACAAATGAATCCTAACATAATTTTAGATCTCACAAGGATAGATAGTTATATGAAAAACAAAAAGGAAGATGAACTATTGATTGTCAACAGACTTAAGTCGGATATGCCTTTTATAGAAGCTTCTTATGGTGGTGTGCATAATCATAAACAGGGGATATTTTTGGATGACACTGCCCTTGGTGGGGGTCATTACCATATGGTATACCCAGAGGATATGCCGAGAGGATCTAATTTTTATTTTATGGATGATGGGTCACATAGACATACTTTGGATGAGTCTAGTGTAGTTTCTATGGAAGAAGAGCATGCTCATGATGTATATTTTTCCATGGATAATACCGTGTTGGTATTAAGGACAGATGTTGTTACTCCTCATTCACATGAGGTTGCAGAGGTGCACGATGGTAAGATATATTTAACTCTTTCTGGAGGCCACAAACATAGAGTAACATTGCCAGATGGTACAAAAGTTTATACATTAACAGTAGAAGAAATGTTGGAAAAATTAAAAAAGGAACAAAAAGAAAAGTCAGCACAAAATATAATAAAACAAGATGCAGATGGGTTTGAACAATTAACACCCCCTGAGATATGTGTAAGTTTCAAACGCTATGTTTATGCTATGGGTGGAGATGATCCTGGAGTTCCGGCTAATGCTGACCCTACTCCAGGTATGGTACCACAGGTAGAATCTCTTCCTATGCCTGCAGTTCCTGGAGCTGAAATAACCCAAATGGATAAGATTGTAGCAGAAAATTGGTGTGCATTATTTGATATGCCCTGTCCAGTACCTGGTGGGCTGGCTACACATAGGGACTGTTTTAGGTGGGAATTACAAGAATCTTTGTCTGGTATAGTAAAAGAACGTATGAAGTTGGGGGCCAGTAAGATAGAACAATATTTTGGTTCCCTAATAGAAATTCTCAGGGAGGTCAAAAAGGAAAATAAATAAAAGGGGACCTCCCATAGTGGGAGGTATGTATAATGTCAAAAAGGGGTATAGACGGTTGTTTTAAGGGTATTAAGGAACAGGTAGATAGAGCAAGGAAGCATTTAATGGATTTAAAGGACCATGAAAACGCGGAGAAATGGACGAGGAAGTATATAAATGATTTACCCAACGCTGCTTTTGCTGTGGTAGAAAAAGGGTACTCAGATGGGGACAATAAGAGTTCTAGACATTTGCCTCATCATAATAGTGGTGTTAAGTCAGCGACAGAAAACTCTTCAGTTGATATCTCGCACCTAAGAAATGCGTATGCTCGTGCAAATCAAATAAAGAGTGTTCTGGGAACAGAAAGCGATTCTGTTTTGAGGAAAAAAGCAGTGGCCCATTTGGAGAAACACAGGGCGGTGCTAAAAAAGGCAGAGTCAAATTTTAATGAATTCGAAAAGTGCTTATGGGAGAAATGTGAACAGGTGTATAACAAGAATATCGCCCCTCTTCTTAATGAAGAACTGGAGGAGGAGAATAACTAATGACGTATGAAGGCGTTCCCAATAAGAAAAGACGTCTATATATGGACGAATCTGGGAACTCAGTTCCACTAGATTTAAAGGCAGAATCTTTGGGCCTTGGTTTTTTGCCCGGTTCTGGTATTTTGAATTCTGGTGGATGGCTCACTGTTACGGGTACGCAGTTTAAGGTGGATTCTTTCATCTATGCTGCATACGAGGCGGCTGCTGCAGGCACTGTCCCGATGGCTATACAAAGGCTATCGGGTGCCGCTACTTTCTTTGGTGATGCCAGTACTGGGTTCTTCTATTTTGTTTTAGGTGCTTAGTCTATATTAGACGTATTTAGGAGGTTAATATGGCCATTAATGAGAAGTTAATGGGAGAACTCAAGGAGATGGTTATAGCCGTTCTTGGTGAATCAGCACTAGCCAGTTTTGAACAGAAACTGGGGGAAGTTACTGAGGATGCTAAGAAAGCTATTTCTGATCTTGTAGAAAGGACTTCGGAATTGGAGGCTCTTTTGTCTGAGAAGAAGGTGGAATTAGAAGCCTTAGAGTTGGAGAAGTCTGGATTGGTAGGGTCCCTTGAGGCAAAGGTTGTTGAACTAGAGGCCGTTAAGGCTGATAGGGATGTTTTGGCTGGTAAAGTTGCTGCGGTGGAGGCTAGTTTAGAAGAGGTTCGTTTGGATGGTGTGGCTTCTGTTCGTATGGGTGAGTTAGCAGGTCTTGGTATTGTGCGTAAGTCTGAAGAGGCTGCAAAGGTTCAGTCTGCCAAGGTAAGAGTAATGTCAGACGAAGAGTTTGTTCTGTATCGGGACGAACTGGTTGTATTAAAGTCTGAGTTCTCTGCTCCTGTAAGTACTGAGATGGCAAGCCTAGCTAGTGAGTACGGCAATGTCACCCCGCCGGCAGATGTTTCCGATGAAGCTGCCTTATCTGTTCTACCTAACCTTGCTGGTGGTGGACAGAGTAGAAAGCAGTTTTTAGAGGAAATAGAAAAAGATTTTGGTAACTTCTTAGCTTCTGGGCGTGGCTCTGAGGCTGAAGAAGGTAATAGTTAATAGGAGGAAATAAACTATGGTGTTACAATTAAGACATCCCGCTGAGGAAGTGCAGTTCCTAAAGTTCACTGCTTCCCCAACGGAGGATCGCCCGATTCCTGCTGGACGAGTAGTTCGTCTTGTAGCGGATAGGGCAGTTGATACGATCGCTACTGCATCATCCGATGTAGCCTATGGCTGGTTAATGCAGGGTATAAAGGATGAGTATTCCGATTTTCCGGAGGGGTTCCGCCTTCGTGGGGACCTGGGTTCTTCTTGGGCCTTCCCTGGAGATCCGGTAGGCGTTGCTTGTGGACCTGGGGCAGTGTATGAGACCGACCAGTATGTAGACGAAGCTGCTGATGGTATCGTCTTTGGTACCCTTCTTTATCCTGATAATGAAGGCTCCCTTTCCGATACCAATGCCGACACTGCTGGGTCTGCAGCCGCTGTCGCGATGAACACTCTTACCGCTGCTCAGTGTGCCGCTGGCGACATGCTGCTTATCAAAGCACTTGTTTAAGGAGGTAATGACAATGAGTATGGACCTAAGTAAGTTAAAAGAGTATGTTAGGGCGGTAGCTACGGCTGACGAATCTTCTAGGGAAGTTTTACTTAAGGAGTTTTGTGCCGCTATTAGAACCCCCATTCTTCAGGAAATCAAGTATCAGTCTATAGCTCGTGAGCTGTTTGCTGTTGAGGTTCTGGAGCCCGGTGCTCAGGCTGTGTATCCGGTAGCTGACGATTTTGAGCTTCCTGTGTGGGTACTACCTGGTCTTGGCAAAGTAGCCCATCACTTTGTAGAGGGGACCGGTGAGGACGTGTATGTGCCCACCTTCCGTATTGCCACTTCTGCTGAGTGGAAGTTGGACTATGCTGTTCATTCCCGTGTGGATATCTTAGCACGAGCCATGCGTAAGGCTGCTGCCGGTGTAGCTGAGTATGAGGAAGAGTCTGCTTGGCGTGTTATAGTTCCTGCTGGGACCACCAACTTTGCTGCCACGGGTCTTTTGAAGGCGCGTAATGCGGCTATTTATGAGGTTCCGGTGGGTACTCAGGGCGCTGGCTATCTTTCTAAGGAGCTTGTAAACCGTATGATTATTGGTATGCAGCGTAATGGGCGTACTTTGACGGATTTGTGGGTTTCTCCGGAAGACGCTGGTGATATTCGTGAATGGACGGAGACTGATGTTGATCCAGTAACTCGTCGTGAGGTATTCCAGGCTGGTGGTATGGGCAGTATTTGGAATGTAGCTATGCATGTATTCCCTCAGCTGGGTTCTCCTGGTAAGTTTAATATTAATGATTCGACTTCTTCATATGGTATATTCAAGGATACTGCTGGCTCATATCAGGATTACGTGGTAGACCATGGTAACGTGGTTGATGCCAACGGCCAGGTAACCACTCCTGGTGATACCCAGATTTGGGGCTTTGATATGACCGCCAACGACTCTTTGGTAATGCCCGTCCGTGAAGAGTTGCAGATTTGGGACGACCCCACCCTGCATCGACGCCAACTCCAAGGCTTCTATGGATGGGAGTCCTGTGGATGGGGGTGTTTGGATTCTCGTATGTTGAGTGTGGGTGTAATCGATCGTTCTCTCTAATTAATTAGAGTTTCCTACCAGTTAGGTTTTAGTACCTAACTGGTACAAGTTTTTAATTTCTTTCTTTACATTTTTCTTCTTTTTTCTTATTTTTATTAAGAAGACGGAGATGTGTTTATGAGCAATAATAAGGTACAAGAAAATAAAAAGTGTTTAAATGTGGATAGGAAGATAGCCTGGTGTAGAAATAAGCTGGACGAGATTGGTGTCTATATGGGGGCATTTAGTTATACCCTGGTTTCAGATAGTTATAAAAATAATAAAATTAAATTAGAGACCTTGTGTCCTAATGGCCATAGGTGGTTTGTTAGGTGGAGTGATTTTAGGGTTGGTAAGCGGTGTCCTTGTGAAACCAACAATATGCCAATAACTAAAGAGGTAGTGATAGAAGTTTTAAAGGTTTATGGTTTCGACCTTGTTTCCGATACCTATGTAGATAATAAAACACCCATAAAGATAAGGTGTACTCATGGGCATACCACGGAAATGAGTTATAGCCATTTCTATAATAGACCTCATTGTAGTGAGTGTTGGAGAAAAACACTACCAACATATAGCAAGATAAAAGAACACTTTGTTGTTATGGGTTATACCTTATTGTCGGATAATTATGTGGGATCTAAGAAACTTTTAAGATATAAGTGTAAAGAAGGACATATAAATTATATGTCTTGGAATAACTTTAGTAGAAAGTATAGATGCCCAGACTGTGCTAATAATGCTTTATTAACTATACCTTTTTTGAGGGAAGAGTTTGGTAAAAGGGGATATACGTTAAATTCAGATATATATGAGGGCAACAAGAAAAAGTTGGACTGTACTTGTCCTTTGGGACATAAATGGTCTGTAAGTTGGAATTGTTTTAATCGTCCACAAGAATGTCCGAGGTGTAATAGAATGTCTTCAAAACCAGAACGTGAGATTAGGGATTTTGTTATTTCTTTATTAAGTGAAGAAGAAGTAATATGTAATGATAGGGAAACTATAGGTCCTTATGAATTGGATATTTTTATTCCCGCGAAAAAAGTTGCTATAGAATTTTGTGGTCTTTATTACCATTCCGAGGTCTCCGGAGGCAAGACGAACCGATATCACTATGATAAAATGGTAGCTTGCAACCAGAAGGGCATAAGGCTTCTAGTAGTGTTCGAAGATGAATACACCAATAGAAAGGAAGTAGTTCTTTCAAGAATACAGAACGCAATAGGTGTTGGACTAAAACGAGTATACGCACGACAGTGTGAAATACGAGAAATAGATTCAAAAACAGCAAATGCATTTTTGTTAGAATTTCACTTACAAGGTAAAAGTAATTCAACTAAAAGGTGGGGTTTATATTATAAGGATTTATTGGTAGCTGTACTTACGGCAGGGTTCCCCGCTCGCGCTCATACGTCGGGCGGGAAACGGGTTCTTGAAATAAAGCGGTTCGCTTCTAGGGGTGGGTATAGTATTGTAGGCGGAGCGTCAAAGTTGTTTGGCAAAGCTAAGGAGTTTGCTATAGAGCAGGACTTTGAGGTGATTAAGAGCTATTGCGACAGACGCTATGAGTCACTTCGGCCCGTCTACGAGCAGCTGGGATTGGTAATGCAATCATACACTAAATATACGCCTCACTATATTAGTCCTGATTATAAAGTACGGGTCCGCAATCAAGGATTGAGAAAAACTCCGGAAGAAAGACTCACTGGAAAAAGTGAGTGGGAGCTTAGGAGAGAACAGGGCTACGATCGCATATTTGATTGTGGACATAGAACATATGTTATGGAGCTCTAGTTTTTGTTGTGGGAAAGCTATCTAAAGAGTATAATTTGGCTGTTCTCTATCCGGACTTAGCTAAACAATGGCACCTTACTAAGAATAAGGGGGGCCCTGAACAATATTTACCAAAGTCTTGTAAAAAAGCCTGGTGGTTTGAAGAAAAAGATGGTGTTTTTTATGAATGGAAAGCAAAGATACAAAATAGGGTTAGTAACGGTGCAGGTAATCCATATATTTGTGGTCAATCTGTGGGGTATGGAAATGATTTAGCTTCGCTACGTCCAGATTTAGCTAAACAATGGCACCCAACTAAAAACGAAAAGGGCCCAGAGCAGTACACCATAGGTACCCATAAGAAAGTGTGGTGGCTTGAGGAGATTGAGGGGGTTGTGTACGAGTGGTTGTCTCCCATATACCACAGGGTTAGGGGAGATAACAACCCATATTTGTCTGGTAGGGCGGTTGGGTATGGGAATGATTTAGCTTCGCTACGTCCAGATTTAGCTAAACAATGGCACCCAACTAAAAACGAAAAGGGCCCGGAGTGTTATGTTCCAATGTCCAGCAAAAAAGTTTGGTGGTGCGAGGAGGCTGGTG